CGCCAAGCACTCAAGAAGCGTCTCACTCAACGAGACGCTTCTTTTTTATAAATACTTAAAAAGTTTTTATACCCATGGCACAAGAAGAAGGAAGAAGGGCAAGAAAAAGATATAAAAATGCACCATCTTATGATGAAGTAAAGGCAAAAATTGATGCTAAAGAAAAGGCGGCCGCAGAAAGAAAAGCAGAAAGAGCGGCCGCAAGAAAACCTTTAACTCCTGCTGAAAGGTATGAGCAAGAAAAGGCTGCAAGAAAGGATAAGTCTGGTGGTTTTTCGCAACATAGAATGACTGGAAGTAGGGGTCATGGATCAGAATATCAAAACACTCGTTCAATTCGTGAAGAAGTTCTATCATATCTTCTTGATGAAGGTTTTGCATCTGATGAGAAGTCTGCAGAGGCAATCATGGGCGCTATGAGTGAAGCATGGGTTGAGAGTATTGTTGAGCAGGCATCGACAGTAGCAAGTTCTGGTGGGGCAGGAGGAAAAGTTACCGCAGATAAACAATATCCAGCAACTCTTCGTGGATTGAAAGGAGTGAAATCTACCGATAAAAACGGAACTGATATTTTCAACCGTATACGAGCTCGGGTAGAAAGGAACCAAGTGGTAAACCATGGGTCCCAACTACAATGCCAGACGCAAACAGAGCACAATATAAGCAATTGTATTCTGGAAAATATGAAAATATCCCTGCCAGGCAATCTACAAAGAATCCCGAATCACATCTTAGTCGCACAGGAATTCCCAAAGTTCGTAGTGCTACATCCACATATGGCATCGATTAAAACCACTTTCTAAACTGGCACAGTGGGGGGTTCACAAGACCTCCTTTTTTTGTATAATACGGTCAGTTCAAAAAACACCAATGCCCGTCAACCACGAAATCAAGTCCCAACTCGCCAAACTGCTTGCCACCGAAGACCTTGTGGTTGAGCACAAGAAAGTGGAGACTGCTCAGTTCAATGTACATACTCGTGTGCTGACTCTGCCGATGTGGGAGAAAGCGAGCAACACTGTGTATGACCTTCTGGTTGGTCATGAAGTTGGACATAGCCTTTTTACACCTGATGAGGATTGGACTACGCAAGTCAAAGTCCCTCCACAATTCGTAAACATAGTAGAAGACGCTCGCATCGAGAAACTGATGAAGCGTCGTTATGCTGGTCTCGCAAAGACTTTCTTCAATGGATATAAAGAACTTGCCGAACAAGATTTCTTTCAAATTGAAGATGAAGAAGTTGATGAGATGAATCTTGCTGACCGTGCCAATCTTTTCTTTAAGATTGGTAATTTTACCGATATCTTGATTGAATCTGGTGAAGAGACTGAGATTATTAATCTGATTGCAGATTCTGAATCCTTTGCCGATGTTCTGATTGCTTCTGAGGCACTTTATAAGTATTGTAAGCAAACAAAACGTGAAGAAGTCAAAATCAATCTAGATTCTCATGAAAGATTCTCATGAAGGTCAGCAGTCTGGTGGAAATTCTCCTGCTTCTGATTTCTTAGATCAACCAGAAGGTGGGAACGATCAACCTGAAACTGAAGGTGGTGATGGTAGGAGTTCTGATGAAATTGGCGAACAAAAATCCGAAGAACATGGGCAAGAACAAGAAGTTAAAGGTGAACAAGGTGGTGAAACTTCAGAACCTGAAGTTAAGACCGTTGATAATCTTGAAGAAGCACTCAAAGATCTTGTGAATCGGGATGGTTGGGAAAATGTTTATGTTGAAAGCACTCAAAGATCTTGTGAATCGGGATGGTTGGGAAAATGTTTATGTTGAGATTCCTAAACTAAATGTGAAACAAATCATTGTAGATAATGTTGAAATTCACAATCGTTGTAAAGAATCTTGGGCATCATATCTAGATCATACTGAATATTCTCATGAAGAAATCTTTGGTGAGGTAGATAAAGATTTTCGTGAGTTTAAGCGTTCGGCACAGAAAGAAGTCAATTATCTGGTAAAGGAGTTTGAGTGTCGTAAGGCAGCAGATTCTTATGCTCGGGCATCAACTGCTCGCACAGGTGTTCTGGACTGCACCAAACTTCATACCTACAAATATAATGAAGACTTGTTCCGTAAGGTCACAACACTTGCAAATGGTAAGAATCATGGTCTGGTGTTCGTTCTTGACTGGTCCGGATCAATGAGTCGTGTGATGTTGGACACCGTAAAACAACTCTTTAATTTGATTTGGTTCTGTAAGAAAGTCAATATTCCTTTTGAGGTCTATGCATTCACAAATGATTATCCAGTTTTTAAGTATGATGAAAACTATAAAGCAATTATGCCTCAACCTTTGTATCAGAAAAAAGATGGATCGATTCATATTGGCGAACACTTTTCTCTGATGAATATGTTTACCAGTAAGATAAATGGTAAAACCTTAGAAGATCAGATGTTGAATATCTACAGGATTGCTCGCAGTTTTAGTGATGAATACTATTCTCGTTATGCTGTTCCAGTTGGTTTGAGTCTTTCTGGAACTCCTCTAAATGAAGCTTTAGTTGCTCTTCATGAAATTCTTCCTACCTTTCAAAAAGAAAATAAACTACAGAAAGTTCAGTGTGTAATTCTGACCGATGGTGAGGCAAATACTCTTAAGTATCATAAAGAATTTCATCGTCGTCATTTAGAAGAACCTTATCTTGGTCTTAATTCAATTGGTAGTAATGCATTTTTGCGTGATCGTAAGACTGGAAATACTTATTCTCTGAATGTAGAGTGGTATGGTTTTACCGATGTTCTTCTTCGCAATCTTCGTGATAAGTTTCCCACAGTTAATTTTATTGGTATGAGGATTCTGGAATCTCGTGATGCGAGTTCTTTTGTTCGTCGTTATACTGGATGGATTAGTTCTGAGTATGATAAAATTATGAATATTTGGAAGAAAGAAAAGACTTTCTCCATTAAGGACTCTGGTTATCATACTTACTTTGGTCTTTCTGCCTCTGCACTTGCAAATGATGCAGAGTTTGATGTTGCCGAAGATGCCACTAAGTCTCAAATCAAATCTGCATTTGTGAAGAGTCTGAAGAGCAAAAAAATGAACAAGAAAGTTCTTGGAGAGTTTGTGGAACTGGTTGCCTGACCACTTTCCAAACTGTCACAAGGGGGCACTGACTGCCCCCTTTTTTAGTGCTATACTATGAAAGTTCAAGACAAAACCACCTAACTACATCATGCCCCGCAAAACTTCTGTGACTGACGACCAACTGATCGCTGATCTCAAATCCCTATTCGGTTCTGAACTGAGTGCAGGTGATATTCGTGGATATTGTGCTTCTCGCAATATCAACTATCAGACTGTGACTCGTCGTTTGGATTCTTTTAAAACTGATCGTGGTCGTTGGAATCTGGAAGTGACTCAAGACCGTGTTGAAGAAATTGAGCGTTCTTATCAAGCACCTCCTGCCCTTCCTGTTGTAGAACAAAACCTTATTCCTGATAAAGATGATACCTTCGTCAAGTTTGGTAATTTTAATGATATTAAGAAAATTATTTCTTCCAATCTTTTCTATCCTACGTTCATTACGGGTCTTTCGGGTAATGGTAAGACGTTCAGTGTGGAACAAGTTTGTGCTCAACTTAAGCGTGAACTGATTCGTGTAAATATTACAATCGAAACTGACGAAGATGATCTCATCGGTGGTTTCCGCCTTATTAACGGCGAAACTGTTTGGCACAATGGTCCTGTTATTGAAGCACTCCAACGAGGTGCTGTATTGCTCCTTGACGAGATCGACCTCGCAAGTAATAAAATTCTCTGTCTTCAATCCATCCTGGAAGGGAAGGGAGTTTTCCTTAAAAAAATTGGAACATTTGTTAAACCAACAAACGGGTTCAACATCATCGCAACCGCCAATACTAAAGGCAAAGGTTCGGACGATGGTAGGTTTATTGGAACTAATGTGCTCAACGAAGCCTTCCTAGAGCGTTTTCCAGTGACCTTTGAGCAGTCGTATCCTGCTCCTGCTACAGAGCAGAGGATCTTGGAAGGTGTTGCTTTGGATCTTGGTGTGGAAGATCGTGACTTCTGCAAGCGATTGGTTGACTGGGCAGACATCATCCGTAAGACCTTCTATGATGGTGGTATTGAAGAAATCATCTCCACCCGCCGTCTCGTTCACATCATTCGTGCTTATAGTATCTTCCAAGATAAGGCAAAGGCAATCCAAGTCTGTGTGAATCGTTTCGACGATGAAACCAAACAGTCTTTCCTGGAACTATATGATAAGGTGGATGTTGATTTCCAGATGCCAGTCGAAGGTGGGAATGTAACACCTGACCTTGACATCGATACTTCTAACTGATATAATATGGGGAGGTATGTTCCTCCCTTTTTGTCCTTTATTTTGAAATTTTATGTCTGAAATTCCTGAAAAGAAAGAAAACTTTGAAACAAGTTATAGTGACTATATTCCAACCGGAAATAGTACAATGTTTGGATCAGAATCCAATGATACCATTTCATTTGTAGGTTCTAATCTTCCTGGTGGAATGGGTGATGACCACATTCGTATTAATAACTATTGGGGAGATGGTGGATTTAGTATAACCGGAAATCCATATGCTTCTCCAGATGTTTTTAATTTTGGTGCTCCTTCGGCAGCAGTAACATTTGCAAATAATCATAGTACAACTATGAGTTCACAATCGGTCAGTTTGAATCCAGTTACCTCACAAAAATTAACTCAAGAACACTTTTGGAAGTTTGGGGAAGGTGAAACTCTCAAGGCAGTAAACGATTATATTGTTAGCACATATCGTTCACACTATGCATCCGAAAAGTCCAAAGTTCAAGTTCTGGATATGATTGATGCAATTGGTGATGGTGTTCCTTTCTGTCGTGATAATCTCATCAAGTATTCTTCCCGTTTTGGTAAGAAGGATGGGATGTCCAGACTTGACGCACTGAAGATTATCCATTATGGTATCCTTCTGTATCACTTTGCTGGATTTAATAATGAAACTAAGAACAACAATGAAACTTTCTGATAATTCTCTGACTATTCTCAAGAACTTTGCTGGAATCAACAATTCTATTTTGGTCAAGCAAGGTAACAAACTCCGTACAATCTCTGTAGCAAAGAATATTCTTGCCGAAGCAGATATTACAGAAGAGTTTCCTCGTAACTTTGCAATTTATGATCTGAATCAGTTTCTGAACGGTCTTGGTCTTCATCAAGATCCGGAATTGGACTTTACTAATGATTCTCATATTGTGATTCGGGAAGGGAAGCGTCGAGTAAAGTATTTCTATGCTGACCCTAACGTAATCATCTCTCCACCTGAGAAGGAAATCAAACTACCTTCACATGATGTTTGCTTCCAACTGGAACATGCATCACTGGAGAAACTTCTTAAGGCAGCAGCAGTATATCAACTCCCCGATCTATCTGCAATTGGAGAATCGGGTGTGATTCGTCTTGTCGTTCGTGATAAGAAGAATGATACCTCCAACGAGTACTCCATCGTGGTTGGTGAGACTGATAAGGAGTTCACCTTCAACTTCAAGGTCGAGAACATCAAGATCATTCCTGGTGCTTATGACGTGGTTGTGTCAGAAAAACTACTGTCCCAATTCAGCAACAGCAAGTACAATCTGCAGTATTATATTGCT